AACCGACCAGAACCTAACTATGAAGGGGTTCTAATGACAGAGTACGGACGAAATGGTATCAATTCGTTCAAAATTGTAACAGGGGCGCAAGGCATATTAGGTCCAGGTAGTGAGCTGTATCAGGTGCCAATGTGGGAGCAAGCAGGCGACCCTGATATTGTAGAAATCACGGCAAAAGATGCTGGGGTATTTACGGTAGACCCTTCCTACACTTATACGCCTATTCGTGGCAAAGGTGCTGAGATTGTGTTTAACTACAAAAACTACCGAATACAAGACCCTGAAACGTTCTTTGACAATGTAGAGGCTAATGTACTTAACAAGCGTGTTACAGATGCCTATCGTGAAGAAGCAAGGAATTACACTACCGACAGCCTTATGAACAATTTAGGTAAGTTTGAATTATCGGTACAAAGCAGATTGAAAGAGGAGTTTAAAACAAAATTCTTTGACCTTACTACACTTACATCGGGGCTTAAACCACCTGCTTCAATGCTGAAAGCCGTAGAAGATAGGAATAAGGCTATACAAGAAGCTAACAGAGTAAAGAATGAGTTAGAGACCTCAAGAATGCTGTTAGAAAAGGCAAAGATAGATGCAGAAACGAACAAAGTACAATCGGTAGGGCTTACAAGGGAAATCCTAATGCAGCAGTATATAGAGATGCTAGGTAAGACCTCCAATAAGGTTATTATAACAGACGGTAGAACGCCCGTAATATTAGGTAATTAGTAACCACAAAAAGCAAGTATCAATCGGGATAGTAGCAGGTTCGAGTCCTGCCTTGCTTTCAAAGACGATAACAATGAAAAAGATAACCATTCCGAGTAACGTTAAGAACGGCAAATTGGTGCAAAATCGCAATCTGATACAAAAGGCTATAACCTCCTTTGAGGATACGAATATCAATATCACCATTGAGAGGCGAAGCAAGAAAAGAAGCGTACAGCAAAATGCTTTTTATTGGGGTGTTTGGATACCTATCATTCAGCAGGCTATGAATGACACTTGGGGCGAGTTTTACCCTCCTAATGAGGTGCATAATGTACTGAAAGCCTTGTGTAATTATGAGGAGCGTCCTAATCCTGCTACTGGTGAGATACAGCGAGTACCTATGAGCAGCACCAAGCTGACCACCTACGAATGGGAAAAGGAGTTTAAACAGCAAGTAAGGCAAATGTGTATGGATAATTTTAATCTTGATTTGCCTGAACCTGATAATGAGGAATAACCAATTTTCACCCCTTGTTAAGCAAGGATAAAAACAAGTTATAAAGCACTGAATATCAAAGTGAAGATATAAATAAGCAAGTTTTAAAGTAAAATAAGCAATGAAAAAAGAAACCGTAAGCCGATTTAATGAGGAGACATTCACTACCTCAGACCTTACCGCCTTAAAAGGCAAATACCTAACTGAAAATCTTTATCGCCGTTGGGAAGAAAAATTTATTGATGAGGATACAGGCGAGTTAGTCCCTATTGAGCGCAGGGAGATTATCCTTTATCAAGGTGAAGAACTAACTGATGACAACCTGCAAACTATCAAATTCTTTATGGATAGCGGCGAACTAAAAGAAGTATCAGTTAGCAACCTACAACGCTCGGCACGATTGGTAGGAGGTAGTGCTACCATTTGGACGACAGTGGTAGATGACAATGACAAAAAGCGCACGTTTTATCTGTATGCCAATAGTGCTACCGTAGCACAGCAAATCATTACCGACTATGTGGAGCAGCATTATAAGGGAACGTTTGAAATAAAATCACTCAAAGAGCAGCAGTATTTTACCCTTGTATCATTGGCAAAGAAAAACAGCGATGAGGAGCAAAATAAGTTCTATCAGATAGAGGTAGAAATAATGGTAAATAAAGAATCTTACCCAATGCGCTTTTTGGTGAAAGCATCTAATGCAGAAGAAGCAAAAGTACTAAGCGAGGCATTTTATGAAACTTATATGCGTGTGGCTGATGAGGATAAAGAATTACCTCCTTATACAATGACCTTGTTATCGGCAAAAACGCTGAATGTAGAGGCAGTTATAGACCACCAGTTTTGCAAGGAATATATAGATAAAAGCAAAGAAACGTTGTAATGTAGCCATTGTGCACCCCGATAGGCAAGCACTCACGTTCGAGCCGTGAGCGGGGGCTAAGATTACTTAAATGTCTAAAACCCGTCAAAAAAACGACTGAAAAACGACTGAAAAACGACTGAAAACAGCATAACTACCTAATAACCAACTCTTACCAAATGGCTAAAAAGCCGTCTAATTTGTTTAACCGATTTGAAAGGAGATTGAGCGCGCGGCAATCTTTATCAAATCTCTAATTTCAAATCAAAATGAATGAGTATCAAGAGTTTTTAAAATCAAAGGAGCGAAAGACAATAGAAGCGGGCTTTGAACTTCCTGATGAAGAATTAAACCCTAACCTATTCGACTTTCAGCGTTACATCGTGAGCAAGGCACTAAGAATGGGGCGGTATGCTATCTTTGCCGACTGCGGACTTGGAAAGACCCTAATGCAATTGGAATGGGCACACCAAGTAAGCAAGCACACACAGAAGCCTGTAATAATACTTTGCCCGCTGGCAGTAGCAGGACAAACCATACAAGAGGGGCAAAAGTTCGGTATCAAGGTCCAAAAGTATGACAATAACGAACCATTACAAGGCGTGTATATAAGCAATTACGAGCAGCTGGATAATATCAATACCGCTCAATTCGTAGGGGTAGTGCTTGATGAAAGTTCAATACTGAAGAACTTCACTGGTAAGTACAAAAACGCTCTTATCAAAGAGTTTAAAAACACCCCTTACAAATTATGCTGCACAGCTACCCCAAGTCCTAATGACTTGAACGAAATAGGCAACCACTCAGAATTCCTTAACGTATTAGATGCTCAGGATATGCGTGCTAAGTGGTTCGTGCGTGATGAGGGTATGAATAACTACCGATTAAAAGGGCACGCTAAAAACGACTTTTACGGCTGGATTAGTTCGTGGGCTACTATGCTTACCAAACCTTCGGATATAGGCTTTAAGGCTGAAGGCTATGAGCTGCCTAAACTCAATTATATTGAAAAGGAAATACAGACAAAAAAGCGTGATAATGGTATGCTTTTCAATCCTTATTCGGTGAGTGCTACCGAATTCCAAAAGGAATTGCGTAACACGCTTGACCAGCGATTAGAAGCAGTAGCCGAGATAGTAAATAATTCAGAGGAAGCGTTTATCATTTGGGTAAATCAGAATGAAGAGGAAAAGAAAGCCCTTGCGCTTATCCCCGATGCAGTAGCAGTGAATGGTAGCGAAAAAACAGAAGTCAAAGAAAAGAAACTACTCGGATTTGCTAATGGTGAATTTAGGGTGCTGGTAACGAAAAAGAAAATAGCCCAATTCGGTATGAACTTTCAGAATTGCCACAATCAAATATTCGCAAGCCTCGACTTCTCATTCGAGGGTACATACCAAGCAGTTAGGAGGTCTTATCGCTTTGGACAAACAAAAGAAGTAAATATCTATTTCATAACTACAGACACAATGGAAAACGTAAAACAAACTCGTGAGCGCAAAGAACAACAATTTAAGGAAATGCAAGCCCAAATGAATAAATTCATCAATGGCAACGCCTTCGGACTACTCAACTCGTACGAGTTTAAAGAAGTAAAAACGCCTAACTATTGGCTGATGAAAGGCGACAGCTGCATAGAGATAAAGCGCATTCCTGATGACTCAGTCGATTTAATCATCTTCAGCCCCCCATTTAGTTCCTTATTTACCTACTCAAACTATATTCACGATATGGGTAACAACGAAAGCCACGAGGACTTTTTTAAGCAATACACATTCCTTTTGCACGATTTGTACCGTATCCTTAAACCAGGGCGATTAATGGTTTGCCATACCAAAGATTTGGCTGTATATAAGAATTCAAGCGGCTACACAGGGCTGTATGACTTCACAGGCGACCATCATAGAGTTGTAGAGTCCGTAGGATTTAAATACCACTCAAAGGTGAATATATGGACCGACCCCGTTTTGGAAATGCAGCGCACCAAAACACAACGCCTACTATATAAACAGCTTCGCAAGGATAGTAGTTATACAGGCGTGGGGCTACCCGAATATTGTACCATATTCCGCAAATGGGAGGGTAATGAAGAAGATTGGACACCGATAAACAACAAGAATAAAAACAACTTCCCCTTAGAGGTTTGGCAACATTGGGCGTCCCCTACTTGGAATGTAGAGAAGGGCGATATAGAACACCTTCACAAAATAATGGAAGATTACAAGGTAAATACGTGGTTTGATATTAAGCGTACCGATGTACTCAATGGCAAAAAAGAGGCTACCGATTTAGGCGATGAGAAGCATATTGCCCCGCTACAATTGTCAGTCATTAAGCGTTGTGTGCAGATGTGGAGCAACAAGGGTGAAACCGTATTTACACCCTTCTTAGGGATAGGCAGCGAAATATACGAAGCCGTTAGTTTAGAACGCTATGGTATAGGAATAGAGCTTAAAGACAAGTACTTTGAAACCGCTGTTAAGAATGTGAATACAATAACCGAAAAACAACGACAATTAACGTTATTCTAAATACATCATTCATTTGTCTCCCCTTGTCTTTGGCGAGCGTTATTATTTGGCGTGCCATTGTACAAATAGCAAGTTAAGGGCAATGGGAGTTTTTTTTAACATTAAAAGACTATGGCAAGACCTAAAAAAACCGGACTTGACTACTTTCCTTTTGATGTGGATTTTTTCAACGATGAAAAAATAGAAGCTATCTCAGGTGAATTTGGGATAAAAGGTGAGATTGTAGCAATAAAACTCCTTACTGCGATATACCGTAACGGATATTTCATTGAGTGGTCGGAAATGTTACAGATGAAAATGCTAAAAACATTGCCGTCAATCACCAAAGACCTACTTATTGAAATAGTACAACGCTTAGTTAGGTGGAACTTCTTTGATGAAAGGCTGTTTAATTCGGATAACGTACTTACAAGTAGGGGCATACAAAGACGATATTTTGAGGCTATGAAACGTAATAGCCTCAGCGATAGCTTACCTTTTTTGTTAGTTTCTGTAACAGAAACCTCAGTTAATGTTGCAAAAACCTCAGTTAATGTTGCAAAAACTCCACAAAGTAAAGAAAAAGAAAGTAAAGTAAATAATATTTCTTTTTTAGAAAAAAAGAAACAAAAAAGCACGTGTGTAGATTTTGGCGAGGGCGAAAAAAACAATCAGCCCTTAAACGCTCAAAAAGAAACCTCCCCCCCAGTTGCGCCCGCCCCCCCTCCTTTCAATT